GCACACCTGAAAAAGGTACACTCTCATCAACAATTTCTTCTTCATCACCCATTAAAAATGGTGCAGCAAGTGCAGTAGCTCCAAGTCCACCACCTAATAATCTTAGTGCACTAAAGTCTGCACCTTCTTTACCGCCTTTTCTAAATACATCTCCTATGGTACTAAATTTACCTCCTGATCCAAGAAGTTTTCCAATACCCCCTACGTTTCCAAATATACCTTTTGCAGCTCCACCAAGAGAAGCTCTACCAAATAAACCACCAAAAGCAGTTCCTGGTATTCCAAAACTAGCAGCACCTAATAATGCAGCTTTACCTAGTGGTGATTTAACAACTTTCTTTACAGCTTTTTTTGCTTTTCTTACGATCTTACCTAAAAAATATCCTTGTCTTGGCTCGTCTAGTGTCATGATACCGCCACCAGCTCTTAATTGTCTTTCCATCATGTTTCTTGAAATTGCCATAGTTTATCCTTTTTATATACTTTTTCTCCTATAATCAATACCTTATGGCACCATGTCATCACTAATTCTGCCATAAGGTGAATTATCAAATTGTTCTGTTTTAGTTATACCTGCATTATCAAAAAAATCAGACATTTGATCTGCACCAACCATATTTTGACTTGCTCCTGTAGTATTAAAATTATTTATATTACTCGTTGTGTTTTGAGTTGGAAGACCTATATCTCCAAATCTATTTAATCCTTGAAGTGTAAAATCATCTACTTTTTGATTAATTTGAGCATTAGGGTCAAAATCTAAAGTACCTGGTTGAATACCAAATAAACCTAATCTATTAAATTCAGACATGTCTTCTTCTTCAGGAGCAAAAAAACCTTTGCCTTTGTCATACATATTACCTATAGCACCACCCACAAAAGGTATTCCTGTTAATAAACTCATTAATCCACCAAATAATCTACCACCATAACCTGGTTTAAGAGAACCGTCGGGTAATGTATCTGTATATCCAAATTTATTTGCACCACCAAAAAAACGACTTCTGCCTGTAAATTTTTGTAATGGTCCATATGTTGCAAGAGCTATGTTTCGTCTTTCTTTTATATTTCTCCCTGTAAGTCTGCTAAGATCTTCAGCTTGTTTTCTTTCAGCTATTTGTAATGCAGCTCTTTCATTTGCTTTTTGTCTGTCAAAATCTCTATCGCTTTGTCCAGGTCCTTGACCAGAAAATCCTCTGCCCTCCATAGCTCCACCACCGGCTTCTGTATCTCCGCCAGATGCTCCGGCACCACCAACATCACCAAAACTATCTAGTGACATAATTCCAGATGGACCCATGTTAGGACCTTTAGATAAAGATCCATGTATATCTTTTTTAAGTATTAAATCTTTTTCTTCTTTTGTAATATATGCAAGTTCTGTTGCAGGAGCGTCGGGACTAGATTGCCATTTTCTAGGTGCAACAACCTGTGGTTGTTTGCCTAAATAGTTTTCTACCCCACCTTGTACTATTGGTTTTTTAGCCATTATTTTGTTTCTCCAAATAAATCAAGACTTGGCATTACTACCTTAATGTCTCTTCTAATATCTTCTTGAGGAATTCCTTTTGCTTTCCATTCCTCATCATTCTTGTATATCTCACCTGTCTTAAGATTGCTAATAGTTTCTATTATCTCTTTTGGCTTTAATATTGGTATGTCTTTCACTATGTTGTTACCTCTCTTGGCTGTATTTCTAATATTGAAGCTATGACGTGCAGCTCATTCGCGTCAGCAGCCTGTACTTTAAGAACCTCGCTTTCCTCCATTACAAGAGGTTGGGTTAAAAGTTCTGTCGATGCTTTAGATGCTATAGCCTTATCTTTAAATAAATTAAATATAGTGCCACTTGAATTAACTAAAGTTATTGTTATTGTAGATCCTGATCCAGCATCTTCAGTTACTAACAATGATTTAACAACAGTGGTCGTTGCTGTTGGTACTGTGTACAACGTCGTTAAATCTGTTGTGGTTAAATCTACTTTTTTATTTTTAAAACTATTAGCCATTAATTTAAAAAGAAGTTTTGAGCTTCTATTTCATCTTTTAATTCTTGTTGATATGTTGTGTTTAATTTTTGTATTACAGCATCTAAATCCCTAACCTGTGAGTCTGCTATTTGTTTAGAATAGTCTTGACTAGGTCTTGTTAATATTTGAACTATCTTTGCCATTATCTTCTACCATCGGGTTGTATGTCTAATCTAAATGTACCTAGTTTCCAACTTTGAGAAGAAGCGGTGTTAGCTACTTTTAAAGATATCTGTCTAGCTCTCGCTCGTGTATCTACTTTAGTTGTAGATGATGAAACTGTAAAAGGCCCAAGTGCAGAACTAGTTTTAGTATCGTTTGGAAAATCTCTTAGTTGTAGTGTAACTTGTGTATTACCAGTTTGAGATATAAAATCAGGTATAAATCTTCTTATCTTCATTATAAATTCACCATCTCCTCTAGTGTCTGGCATACCGGTTTGACTTCCTCTTATTACTCTTTGAGTAATATCAAAATCTCCTGATTCTATGTTTGATGTTATTGCTGTTACAGATCCTCCTGCAATTTGGTCTGTACCTTTTTCATGTTCATAATAAGTTGTGCATCCATCTGTGTTCCCCACAACATCATACGAACTATTACTTGATGCATCATATTCTGTTGCGTGTGGTAAACCAAATACTGATGAGTCTTGCCATGTTCCCCGTGCCAGTGTTCCTGTTGTCCAAACAGGTCTCTTAGGTTCAGAATCTTGATAGTTATAGGTCACACATCTATTAAGTATAGTTGAACCCTCTGTAGAATAAAACCAAGTTATTTCTCCAAACAAATTATTTAAACCTACATTTATTAATTGTGATGCTGTAGTATTTAAATCATCGTAAACAAAATCTTCTACTAAACACATCATAGTTTCGAGACTACCAGCGTATTTAAAAAATCCATTTTCCGACATCCAGTATGCAGCACCATCTACTTCTAATGCAGCGTTCTGTCCTATTAATCCACAGTTAGTACCAACTTGTGCAAAACCAAAAGTAAATGGAGCACCGACAAAACGCATAGTAAATAAAGATGTGTCTGACCATATGTATATTGCATCTCTACCTCTAACGGCTCCTACAATTTTAGAACCATCAGAAAGTCTTTGTGTACCTGCTGTGTTAGTTGCCGTAGGTGTATATGTGTTTATATCTTCTTGATCTGAAAATCTAATAAACATTTCATCTTTTGTTGATGGAGTTCCAATAGTTGTTTCTGTTCCAAAAAATACTAAGTGACGATCGGGTGTAGATACTAACATATCTCGTGATGCAGTTGGTGCACCTGATATAATTGTTGCTCTATTGTTAGTTGCATTTGTTGCATCTGAATCCCATTCAAATACTTGTGCATTATGTATAAGCGCAATTACTTTACTTCCAAAACCATCAATACTCCACATACCTGGATCTATTACTAAGTCACCAGATGCAGCTTGTCCCCATGCAATATAATCAGAAGAGTTTGTAACTGTATCACCACCATTGTGTGCAGCAGCTGTTGTGTTTCTTACGCCTCTAGTTACACCAGATAAAACACCGGATGTAATACCTGTGTAAGATATTTCTTCTGTACCTATTTGGATAAAGTTTGTACCTGAAGTTGGAAACTGAGAAGCATCAGTTAATTCAATACCTGTTGTAGCAGAGGATGAAATACCACTAACTAAAGTTGTTACTGCTTCTCCTGCTACAGTACCACTCCATTGACCAAGTCCCCATCCTAGTCCAGGTAATTGTTCTGCAGGTCCAACAGGATAGTAATGTTTTACTCTTATACCGCCTGATGTTGTTGCACCAGATCCTGATTCATTTGACGCCATTGTGATAGTAATAGTTGTTGTTGATGGTACACTTGTTACCATAAATTTATTGTCATCAAAATCAGCAGCTGCAAAATTAGAATTAGTTATTGACGAAAAATTATCTAAAAGAATTATGTCTTTTGCTGATATACCATGTTCACCACTAAAAGTTATTGTAACTGTTGATGATCCATTGGTTGTACTAAAAGCACTAGTAAGAGTTGTTGTAGTTTTAATAGGATGTATGTCATAAAATACACCACCTGAATATGCATATAAAATTCTGTTTGTTCCGATAATAGAAAACTTAGTTCCTGATTTATTAACTAAATGAAATAAAGCTCTTGCAGCACCTGTTAATTTGTTCTCTCCTAATTGAGACCAACCACCTATTTTTTCTGGTGTGCCATATCTAAAACGTACATTGTCTCCACCAACCCATTGTGCTTCAGCTGTGGTTTCTGTAATTTGTTTGTTGAAACCTGGTAAAAAACCTATTTTTTGTAACATATGAC